ATAACAAGCACACGCTATTTAACAATACCTTGTGATAATGATTATTATGGATCTACCGCAGACGGCGGATTTGCAGATGAGAACTCATCAGATAATGACTTTACTTTAGAATGCTGGATATATCCAAAATTCACTACAGCTAACTCGGCTCCAATTATGGCGGATGATAACACATCTATTGGAATATATTATGAAGCGGGCAATATAGTATTCCAACTAGAATCAGAAAGATTAGATTATAGTCTTCCTATTGTTTCTGCTGTTCATCACATTGTTGCAACATATACTCCAAGCGAGATGATTTTATATGTTGATGGAGAATTGGCTGCAAGCAAGCCCCTATCAAACTTTGCTTTTACTAATGCAGAACTTACATTAAAAATTGGACCTACGGCAAATGCGTCAGACTCATTTTTGATTGATGCCCCAGCAGTATATAGATATGCTTTGTCTCAATCAATCATATTAGAGCATTATTCTTATAATGGAGTTGTGCCTCCAGTTCAAATTGCCGATCCTGAGAACGGCACATTATTTGAAATTTTAGACGATAATGTATCTACTCAATATAAATTTTCTTACCCAGCAAACCGTCCACTAGATGTATTTTTTGATGATGATCTAGAATATAATCAAGACAAGAAGTATCTTGGAATTATTAAATCAACGGGATCAAAAACAGTTGTTGTAGAAGACGCTATTGCAATTCCTCTTGGCTTTGACATAGATTCTTCTAAAATTGAGTGGGATTCAAATGATGGTGTTTCAGTTAGGACAAAGGTTGAAGGTGGATCTTATCAAACAGCATATAACGGAAGAGCCATTCCTCAATTTAAATTAGGCGGGACATTTAGTTCTGAAAGAGTAATTTATTTAGAAATAACATTCACAACTACAGATGCAAGCAAATATATTCCTAAACTATTTAATCTATCATTATCATTTTATAATGATCAAAAAGTGTTTGCTTATACTAACTCTGATTATATTTATACTTTAGACGGCTTTGCAGGCTCTACAGATAATGAAATTGCTATGGGTAGAGATAAGCATAGGGCTATCTCTAGACACCCCCGCAATGGCCTTAGAACGGGTTCTGCGGCGGGTTTCAGAGTAAGTACACTAGAATCTACCAAGACAGTAGAACTATTCTTTACGCCCTCTACAACAGGAGCAAATACCCTATTCTATTCTCCAGCTTCAACTGGATTCACAGAGACTGAATATTCTTGGAATGGCTCAGGATCAATTGCAAAAACAAATATTTCCGCAATCTACGTAAATGGTATAAATCAGACAAGTCAGACAAATGTATCAAATGTCTTTACGGCTGGTGATCTACATCACGTAGTTTTGGTATTTACGGCATCTGCCACTGGAGACTTTAGATTTAATTATAAGTCTTCAGGTGGTCCATCTAGCCTATATCAATATATATCTTATTATCCATTGGCATTTAGCCAGTCAAATGCTTTGGCCCATTACAATATGCATATTGGAATCCCTGCCCTTTCGGTAGATGATTCGTCATTCACCCTGACAGAAAATGCTGTTGAGTATTATAATAACGACTGGATTGTTGTCCAAAGCGTATAATTTGTCACATTAGACGACAAAAAGCTGGACTTGTATCAAGAAGAATGGTAAAATAAAAACCTATGGATATTAAAAGAGTCAATCAGTCAGTTGTAGAAGATACAATTTTGGGTATTTATGTCTGGGAGATGCCAGATGGTCGCTGGATTGGCGATGATGACGGAAATTTCCTATCAGTTACTTCTAAAAAAGGTAATAGGCAAAGAATGAACCTGCTTGCTGATGCTGTTAGATCTTATGGTATTTATGAAGGACAGCCTAAGTTTTTGGCGGGTAAAAGAAAGATTGATGACGAAGAATATCAGCATCAAAAGCAAAGATTGGATTGGGGACTAGTTCCAGATCCATATGATATTGGTAGTTATAAAGATGAAATGAAAAAGGTACAGGGTAAAAGATAATGGAACATATCGACGACAATAACAATCAAGATATTGAAATTTCAAATGCGGCGGACTGGGTAAAATTTAATAGCCCAACAATTGAAAAAAGCAATGACCCATTTAAGGTAGAAGGCGAAGATATTCTAAAGATCAATGGCCTTGGTGCAACATTTCGTCGTAAACTAAGTAGAGAAATTCAAAAAAGATTTGTTGGTGCTGAAGGAACAGGAACTCAGCAGAACCTATTGGCTCAAGCAATTTCTGGCTATGCCATGTTTGACTTGGTTGAACCACAATATAATCTTGAATATCTATCTAGAGTATATGAAATTTCTCCATATAATTATGCTGCAGTTAATGCAAAGGTTTCTAACATTGTTGGACTTGGATTTGATTTTATTGAAACCCGCAAAACTTTAGAGGCTATGGACGGAATTTCTAGCGAAGCTCAACTTGAAAGAGCACGTAGAAAGTTAAATAAACTTCGTCAAGAACTACATCAATGGCTTGAAGATTGCAATGAAGAAGAAACATTTAAAGAGACATTAATTAAATTTTACACAGATGTTGAAGCAACAGGAAATGGCTACCTAGAAATTGGTAGAACTACAACTGGAAAAATAGGATATATTGGACATATCCCAGCAAAGACTATGCGTGTTCGTCGTTTGCGTGATGGCTTTGTTCAATTGCTATATGGAAAGGCTGTATTCTTCCGTAACTTTGGAGATCAAGAAACTCCTAACCCAATTGCAGGCGGAGAAGATAGACCTAATGAAATTATTCACATTAAGAAATATACGCCTCAAAACAATTATTATGGATTGCCAGATATCGTAGCAGCATCTAATGCTATGGCTGGAAATGAGTTTGCTGGAAAATATAACCTAGATTATTTTGAAAATAAGGCAGTGCCTCGTTATATTATTACAGTAAAAGGCGGAAAGCTTTCATCAGAATCAGAAAGAAAATTGCTGGAGTTTTTCCAGGTCGGACTTAGAGGAAAGAATCACAGATCTCTTTATATTCCACTCCCAGCAGATTCTCCAGATTCTAAAACAGAATTTAAGATGGAGCCAGTTGAGGCAGGAACTCAAGACTCATCATTTAATACATATCGTAAAATGAACCGTGACGAGATTCTTCTTGCCCACCGTACCCCAATTAATAAAATTGGAACTCCAGAAGGAATTAATTTGGCGGCAGCAAGAGATGCCGATAAGACATTTAAAGAGCAGGTTTGCCGTCCAGCACAAGATATTCTAGAGAAGAAAATTAATAGAATTATTGGCGAAATGACAGATGCTCTTGAAATTAAATTTAATGAATTGGCCCTTACCGATGAGGATACAATGTCTAAGATTGATGAGCGTTATTTGAGGATGAAGGTAATTACTCCAAATGAAGTTCGAATTAGAAAAGGCATGGTTCCTTTAGAGGGTGGAGACGAAGTAGTTGAATTAAAGCCAGAGCAACAGGCTGAAATTCGTACCCAGGCCTCTGGAAATAGATTAAGGGACCAAGAAAGACAAAATAATCAACCAGACATTTCTGGAGAAGCCCGTAATGAACAAGGGGCTGGAAGACAGGTTGAGTAATACTACTCAACTGATTATTTGCCTTTTTATATATAAAAAATTATAATTAAGCATATGAATATTGAGAAATCTCTATGGTCATCAGATGGCGATAGAATCAGCTTATCGGTTCCTTTTACAAAAGTAAACCGTGAAAAACGCACAGTCTCAGGTTTCGCTACGCTTGATAACCTTGATCAAACAGGAGATCTTGTAACAGCAGAAGCAAGCATGAAGGCATTTGAAAACTTCCGTGGCAACATTCGTGAAATGCATGGATCAAATGCAGTTGGCAAAATGGTTTCATTTAGACCAGAAACATTTTATGATCCAAAGAGCGGCGAGTTTTATAATGGCGTGTATGTAGATGCATACATCTCAAAGGGCGCACAAGATACATGGGAAAAAATTCTTGACGGCACACTAGCAGGATTTTCAATCGGCGGAAAAATTATTGAATCAGATCATGAAGTAAATAAGGCAACAGGTAAGACAGTTCGTTTTATTAAAGATTATGCTCTTATGGAACTTTCAGTAGTAGATTCACCAGCAAACGAGCTTTGCAACATTTTGTCTATTCAGAAAATGAATGGTCAGCTTATGTTTAAAGGTATTGCTGCAGAAACAGTAACAGAAAATATTTTTTATGATAAGGATACAGATGCTGTATTCGTATCAACAGAAGCATCTTATACATCTCCAGTAACAGGTAAAGAAGCAACCTTAATTGGATGGGTAGAGAGTAACGATGTAAACAAAGCAAAAGAGATCGATAGAATTCTTGCTTCATTCAAGAAGACAAGAGAAACGTTGCCTGATACAAACACAATTGCAAAACAGGCAAACGCAGAAGGAGGTAATGAAGTGTCAGAAAATACAGAAACAACTCCAGTAGTAGAAGAAACTGCTCCTGTGGTTGAAGAAACACCAGCCGCTGCTCCTGCAGAGGAAGCACCAGCTGTTGAAGACGCTCCTGCAGAAGAAGCAGTAGCAGACGCTTCTGCCGAAGTTCTGGAAAAAGCAGCCGACGTATCAGAAGTTGAGGTTGATGAACCTGATTTTGCAAAGATGCTAGGTGATCTTAAGGGATTTTTCTCTGAGACACTAAACAAGGCTTCTGAGGCAAACGCAGCTCAAGTGTCAGCAATTAAAGACACAGTTGAGACATTCAGCAAGAGCGTAGATACTCGTATTTCAGAATTGGCAGAACAACATGCAGCACTTTCAAAGGCTGTAGAAAACATCAAGAACACGATTGAGGGCGTAGAAAAGCGTGTTGACGCAGTTGAATCAGAAACTGCAATTAAGAAGTCCTCTGACCTTGGCGGGTCACAGGAAGTAATAACCAAATCCAAATCAAAATGGAACGGTTCTTTCCTCGGTTCCGTAAACGAAATTTTCAACTGAAAAGGTAGGTGAAATAAATAATGAGCAATGAAACATTAGAAAAAACAGTTGCAGCAAATACTACAGTTTCTACAGCTATGACAGGGTCAGCTTCAGCTACCACTGGCGTACACGTAGGATCTGAGGGAAATGGCGGTCTACTCAATCCTGAGCAGTCCTCTCGCTTCCTTGATTATATGTTTGATGCAACCGTCATTGGTAAAGTGGCTCGTACTGTTCGCATGCGAGCAGACACCACTGAAATTGACCGTATTGGCGTAGGAAGTAAGCTTATGAAGCTTGCAACTGAAGCTGACGACACCGCTTCAAATAGCGCTGTCACATTCTCTAAGATCTCTCTTTCAACAAAGAAGCTACGCTTAGACTGGGAGCTTTCAACAGAGTCTCTTGAAGACAATATTGAGGGTGCAGATCTAGAAGATCACATCGCACGTATGATGGCAACACAGGCAGGTAATGACATTGAAGATGTTATCCTAAATGGAAATACTGCACTAACATCAGATGCACTTTATAAGGCATTTGACGGTGTAGTAAAGAAGTCTAAGGCTAACGGTCACGTTGTTGACGCAGGTGGTGCAGCAGTATCACGTGCAGTATTCAATTCAGCACTTAAGGCTATGCCACGTAAGTACAAGCAGCGCAGAGCAGATCTTCGCTTCTTGGCTGGTTCCAATTTGATTCAGGACTTCCTGTACGCAAACAGCATTGGAACAAACAACACTATTCCACAGGATATCGCTTCAAGCGTTATTCGTGGACAAGAAGTTCAGCCACTCGGCGGTCCAGCAGGATACGTCGCTCCATTCGCATTCGGTATTCCGATTGTTGAAGTTCCTCTTCTAAATGAGGCACAAGATGGCGACTATTCAGGCGAAACAGGTAATCACGGAGATATCCACTTGACATTCCCAAATAACGTAGTTATTGGTATCAAGCGTGATGTAACCGTTTACCGCTTCTTCTGGCCACGCAAGGACTCTATCGAATATACAATGTATACTCGTGTAGGTGTCGAAATTGAGCAGGCAGACGCTTGGGTCGTAGTTAAGAACGTTAAGGTCGCTTCCTAATTTATAGGATTTAGATCCGCAAGAAATGCCCCCTAAATTAATTTTTGGGGGGCTTTTCATTTAAATTTACTAATGCTATAATTGTTTTAAGTAGAAATAGGAGATTAATATGTCATTTGAGACATTAAAAGTATCTGAACTAAAAAAGATTGCAGAAGACTTTGCAGTTGAAGTAGAAGGTCTAAAAAATAAATCAGACATCATTGCAGCCCTCGCAGAAGAAGGCGTAACATGGTCAATCTATCAAAAAACCCTTAGCGACATTGAAGAGGCGGAAGAAGATTCAGACGAGATTCTACCTAGATTTGATCATAAGAAAGAACAAGCAAAAGACACTGTATTGGTTCGTATGACTAGAGCTAATTTTAGGTATGATATTATGGGATTTACCTTTACTAAAGATCATCCATTTGTTGCGATGACTTCAGATAAGGCCCAAGCAATTTTTGACAAGGAGGAAGGCTTTAGATTAGCTACCCCAGCAGAGGTACAGGAATACTACAACTAATCTAGCCTATACAAAATGGAATTATCAATAGGCTCCACATATCCAGTAAAACATAAAGTTTATTGGAGAGGAGAACCTACGGATACAGATGCTCTTCCAGTTGTAACTGTTTATGATGTTACGGAAGATCCTACTGCCAACCCTCCAATTAATCCAAATACAGTTTTGTATACACTCACGGCTGAAAAGTCGGAAGTAGATATTGGTGTATACCAAATATCGCTTCCTGTTAATGCAACATATAAATCTAGAGATTTAAAGCTTAGATGGTCTTATCAAATTAGCGGAAATGCTCAGGTAAGAGAGCATAAAGTATTTGTTATACAGCCATATGTAGATATTGAACAATCTATCGATTCGCTTGGTTTTGGAGAAGATCCTTCAGATCCAGAATATAAAACATATTCTCAGCTTAGATCAGCAGAAAGATATGCTCGTAAAAACATAGAAAATTATACTGGACAGAAGTTTTATTTATATAATGAAACATTTGCAATGTATGGCTCTGATTCAGATACACTTCTTCTTCCAGAAAAACTTTATGATTTACACAAGCTATATGTAAATGATATTCTTTTAATAGATAACTTAACTGATCCAGACACTGATAACTGGAATTATGATGTAGAAATTATTGAGAGCGGATTTGGGATAAGAATTAATCGTGCCAGCCTTTTAGATAATACAGTATATACTGCCAATGGCATGGTTCCTCCAACAATTCATGATGGAGATGGAGTATTTAAATCTGGCAACAGATATACAGTTGTAGGCTCATTTGGCTACCCAAATGTTCCTGATAATGTGGAACTTGCAGCTATTGAATTAATGAGAGACTTTTTCGCTAAGGATAATACATGGCGAAATAAATATATAGGAGAACTATCTACATTCGACTGGGACTTCAAGTATACAAGTGGTGCTCACAGCGGAACAGGAAACCTTTACGCCGACAAACTTCTTGAAGACTTTGTTCTTTCCAAGATAGTTATAATCTAATGTCATCAGGGCTAGTAGACTCAATTCTATCAATGAAGCTTGACGTATATCGTCAATCTGAAATTCAAGATCCAGATACTGGAGCCATTAAAAGAGAGTGGAATTTCCATAGAACAATCGCTTGCCACGCTAAAGGCGTTATTAGTAACTCTGCAACAACCCGCTCAAGCGATAGACAAGTATTTGATAATAAGTATAAAAATGAACAGACAGTACAGCTTAGAACATCTGAAAAATTAATTACCAGAGAAAAGGTTACTAATATTAGAAACCAAGACGGGGTAGTTGTTTGGACTGAAATTAATTTCCCATCAGATACGCCAACAGTTTTTGAGGTCGTTGGAACAACTCCAATTACAGACCCATTCGGTTCTTTGATTGGATATAATACTACAGTCATAAGATCGGAGAACCAGCAAATTGGACAATAGCACAGCATTAGTTCAGGCTGCCGTCGGTCTTGAAAGATTAATGGGTGGCACAAAGAACGCTACCCTAACAGATAGCACAGTAGCTCAAGTATCTGCTTATGTATATTACAATGCTCAAGTTCTTGCTAAATTAACTAAGAATAAAGCATTTCAAAGTAAATTTACAAAAACAATTTTTGATCAAATTCAAAAAGATTTTGGATTATATATAGATGCTCAGGCTAGAGTAAAGCCTAAATCTCTTCACCATGTTTATGAATGGAAGCGTGTCGGACAACCAAATGCTCGCCTATTTAAGCTAAAGGTTATTTCAGAGCAAGGTATTTCATTCAGAATATCCTATGAGTTTTTAGATTCCAAGACCCTTGTCCCAACAAGTAAGGGTGTTCACAGACACGTATTTAAGAATAAAGCTATGATTATGGAAAATGGAATTCCAGTAGTAATTCGTCCACGATTCTCAGAAAGATTAGTATTTGAAGTTCCAGGCGGAACAATTTTTATGCCTAAGCAAAAGTCTGTTACAGTAAATAGGCCAGGAGGAAAAGCAGCAACTAATCAATTTAGATTGGCTTATGCAAGATTCTTTACTGGCAATCTAGTAAACAATTCAATCAAAAATTCTGGATTTCAAAAGCTATTCGGTGCATCAATGGCTAAAGCACTATCTATACCTTCAAATATTAAACGTGTTCAGTATAAATTTACTCCAAACACAATTAGCCTACAGGCAGACTCTGCCCTACACAATGCCTTTGGAGGAGTACTATGACAGTAAATTTTAAATTAGATGCAATGACAGAACTTCGTAAATTTATATGGACAAAATTAGTAGAATATAAAATATTTGACGAAGACGATTATTGGTCAGATAATTTAAATGAAAATATTATCCCAATTGTTCCAGTTCAGCAAACTGCTGAAATGAATCAATTTTTGAGCGGGAAGAAGCATATAGTCTATGATAAGGTAGGAATGGCCTATGACGATATTTGGCTTATTTGTACAGAGCAGGTCCTATTTACGACATATTCAACCGACTTCTCAGAAATTAATGAAGTAAGAAATTTTATGATTGATCAATTTAGACGCATGGATGATTCAGCCAAAGATGTAAATTATTGGTCTGGAATATCTAATAAGTTTAAGTTTCATTCAATTTATATTGCAGATATATCCCCTACATCTCCTTCAGAGGAGCTTCAGGGATTTTTCTCTGCGGACGTAATCCTTGAGGTCAAATATTCACGGATGACGGATACATTAGGCAGATACTCGTAACATTTGCCTTTTGACCCCTTATGGCCTAAAATTGGATTACATGAGGAAAGAGCCTAGCCAGCTAAAAATTTATAGAATTCACAGGAGGTGGAAATAAATATGCCACAGTCAACAGGTAATGCTAAAAACATTCTCGTTGGTGCGTCGCCATTGTTCATTTCGAACATCGACTCTACTGTTTCTGGATATGAGAGCACATACGCTAACTCAGAGCCAGGACTAAATGGTGGTCCAGCATTTGCAACAGGTACATCTTACACAGATACACTTAATGCAGTAACATCTGGAACATTCTACTATCGTAACGTAGGTTTTACAAATAATGGTCTTCAGATCACTTATAACCCAACATACGATTCAGTAACAGTAGACCAGTTGCTTGATACAGCTAAGCTGTTCAAGTCTGCGATGGAAGTTATGATCATGACAGAAATGTCTGAAGGTACACTAGAAAACGTTCTAGTTGTATTCGGTCAGGCAGACGACCCATCTAATAACACATCACTTAGCCAAGATAACACAATTATCAACGAAGGTACAGCAGGAGCAACATCATCAAAGTCAACTTTGGGTATTGCTGCAGGTGCTCTTGGTATTGCACCAACTGAGCGTCAGCTAGTCGCTGTAGGTCAAGCACCTACAGTACAGCGTGGATCTATTGTAACAAAGACAGAGCGTGTATACTATGCACGTCGTGTTCTTTCCGTACAACAGTCACAATTCTCGCTTGCTCGTACAACCCCAACCACATTTCCAGTAACCTTCCGTCTTCTTCCAGATGGTAACTATGCTGGATCTGAATATGGTAAGATTATTGACCGTGTATTGACAGCTTAATAATAATTTAAATATTATTGCTCAAAGCCCCCGATTTTTCGGGGGTTTTGTGGTTGTATTAGTATTATGTATTTGTTATAATAATTAAGACTATCCAAGGAGGATAAATTGGCTACTACAGTATATGACGTGGAAGAGATCACGTTGCAAAACGGGGACACAGTAAAATTAAAGCCCCTAACAATCAAAGAACTACGTAAGTTCATGACAGCAGTACAAAAGACTGCAGACGTAAAAACAGAAGACGAAACATTAACAATCCTTATTGATGCATGTGCAGTCGCATTGGAAAAGCAACTCCCAGATCTTGTTAAAGATAGAGATGCATTAGAAGATGCACTAGACGTTCCTACAATTAATCGCATTCTAGAGGTATGTGGTGGAATCAAACTTGACGACCCAAACCTACTAGCGGCGGCGGTTCTGGCTGGTCAGAACTAGACCTTGCCGCTTTAGAAGGAGAGTTGTTTCTTCTAGGTCACTGGAAAAGTTACGAAGAATTAGAAGAAAACCTCTCAATGCCAGAATTAATAAATACATTTGAGGCGATGCGAAAGAAAGACTACGAGAACAAAAAGTTTCAAGCTAGTCTGAAAGGTATCAACTTAGATGAAGAAAATAATAAAGAAGGAGGTCCTACGTTCGAAGACATTAAGCTAAGAGCAGCAGGAATTAATGCAGATCGAAGCGATGTCTTGTCACTACAAGGAAGTTTTGCAGCAGAAGCTGGATTCGGAATTGGAGCGGGCTTAGGATATTCTAGGAGCAACTAACTAAATGGCAGAAGAGACAATCAGTACACGCATTGTTGCCAATGCGGATTTCTCAGCCCTTATTGCAGATGTGCATAAGGTCACAGCCAGCCTATCTAAATTACAGGAGCAATTAGCCAACTCTAATAAGATGTTGGCAAATCAAATTTCTGTAATGAATAGGTCTTTCTCAGATACACTGAGAAGTACTGGTCAGTTCTCAACACACTTTGTAAGCCTACAATCAGATGTAGAAAAGTTTGGTAAGAATCTAGATGGCGGAAAATTAAAGTTAAATCAATACTTTAATACATTTAGAGATCATGCTAAAACATCTGGCGGATTAATCAGAGAGCTTGCTAAACAGCAGGTAGCTCTACAAAATGCCATACTTCAACCACTAGGTCGTAACTCTCAGGGATTAATGCAGTTTAACGTGCATGTCCCAAGAGGCTTGGATAATGTTAAAAATAAGACTGCAATTGCAAGACAAGAATTGCAAATTTATAATAAGGTTATTCAAGACGGAGCAGTTCAACTTATTAACTGGGGTAAAAATACTCAATGGGCAGGCCGTCAGCTAACAGTAGGTTTAACTATTCCATTAGCCGCATTTGGAAAAGCAGCAGCAGATGCATTCAGGATGGCGGATCAAGAATTAACACGTCTAACAAAGGTTTATGGTGATGTTGCAGGAACTTCTGCAACTGAATTATCAAGAGTTAGAAAAGAAGTTGAGTTGACAGCAAAGGAACTGTCATCTGCAATGGGTGTAAATTTTAGAGAAACTATCGGTCTTGCTGCTGATATTGCAGCTACTGGAAAAACTGGAAATGAACTATTAGGCTCAATTTCAGAAACAACACGTCTTGCAGTACTTGGTGAAGTAGATAGGCAAGAAGCCATGAAGGCAACTCTTGCAATTCAGTCAGCATTTAAATCTAATACAGATGAATTATCTAAATCTATTAACTTCCTAAACGCAGTTGAAAACCAAACATCAACAACTCTAAATGACTTAGTAGAAGCAATTCCAAAAGCTGGTCCAGTAATTAAGGGACTTGGCGGTAGCGTACAAGATCTTGCACTTTATCTAACAGCTATGCGTGAAGGCGGAGTTTCTGCATCAGAAGGCGCTAACGCATTAAAGTCTGCACTTGCGTCTTTGATTAACCCAACGGATGTTGCAGTTGCTAAATTCCAAGGATTTGGAATTGACTTATTGGGTATTGTTCAAAAAAATGCTGGCAATGTTACAGGCACACTATTTGAATTGCAGGCAGCATTAGATAGATTAGATCCACTACAAAAGCAACAGGCTATTGAGCAGTTGTTTGGTAAGTTCCAGTTCTCTCGTCTAAATGCTTTGTTTGAAAACTTAGGTCGTCAAGGAAGTCAGACTCTTCAGGTTATGGACCTTATGAAGAGAAGCAGCTCAGAACTTGCTGCAGTTGCTGACCGAGAGTTGGCGGCAGTAACAGAGTCTGCTTCAGGAAGATACCGTAGAGCAATAGAAGGGCTAAGAGCCGAACTCGCTGGAATTGGAGAGCAATTCCTTTCAATTAATACAACACTTATTAACGTAGTTCAAAATATCGTAGAATTTATTAATAAACTTCCTGGCCCAGTAAAACAAGCACTCACATTCTTGGGCGGATTGACCGCAGTAGCTGGTCCTCTGATCATGCTTACTGGTGTACTTGCTAACTTCTTTGGCTATATTCTAAAGGGTGTTGGCCATATGAAGGCATTCTTTAGAGGCGGAGAAGGCTGGAAATATCTTACACCAGAAATGTTGGCGGCAGAAAAAGCTGGTAAATTAGTAGAGCAAACATTTTATAGCGACGCTAAAGCTGCTTCTGTTTTGCAGATGGCACTTAAAAATCTTATTGATGAATTTGCAATTCTGGAAGGAAAGTCTCGTCAGGCTGTAGTTCCAGTTGGACCAGCAATTTCAACAATTGGCGGGAACGTAGTAGCTGGATCAGCACAAAGAGTAGTAGATCCAAATAATCCATTTGCAGGTGCACCATATACTCGTGCATCTACTCATATGGTTCCAAGATCTGGAATGACTGATGAACAAAGAATGCAGCAGACAATATTTGGTCTTGTTCCAGGAGCAATTCCTGTAAATAGAAAAATTGGTGATAACCCACAAATTTACATGAACGAGCCTTTGCCAAATATTCCAGGCCTAACATCTATTAACAATGTATCTACAGGTGTAGTTTCTGGTGAAGCAGCAAAATGGCATGCCATGATGGCCACACTTGGAATGCAGTCAAAGCAGGAAATTCAAGATTTGCGTCAACAGATTATTGCTACTGGTACAGTAAGCAAAGATTTCATGAACACATTTGACGATATCTTGCCAGCAGTTAAAGCAATTACAGATAATGCTGCATCTCAATCTGCTGCAATTGTTGCAGAATTACGTGCAGGTAAAATAAACCTTGAACAGGCTAAACAGCAAATTATTGCATTAAACTTAGAAACTGAAAGAATTATTGGAACTACAGTAAGTGCTCAAGCAGCAGCAATGGGCAAGACAATTAATCTTACACAGGTTCCTACATTAGATCAGCCAGTAGTAGACCCTACTGGAAAATCTAATATGCGTGAATTATTTAAGAAGAGCAAGACCAGAGACTTTGTAGATAAAATTGCACGAGCACTTGGAGTAAGAACTTCTGGTGCAGGATATAATATTGAGACAACAAAGCCTAAAAAGTTTAACAGTGGTAATTTAGTTCCTGGAAGTGGAAATACTGATACTGTTCCAGCAATGCTTACTCCAGGCGAGTTTGTTATTAATAAAGAAGCTACTGCTAGAAATCTACCACTTCTTATGGAAATTAACTCAAGTACTAGAGGAGGCGTTGCATCTAGTTCAAGGGGTAACTATGGAGTTAGACCAAACTTAGGTCAAGTTTTAGGCGGAATATTTAGAAGGCCAGAAAATAGGAGAACCCTAACTGTTCGTGGCAATCCTTTGCCTAGACATTATTGGTCTACAAGAACTGGTGCAGATGTCAATGCTAGACGTAACGACTTAATTGAAAGCCACGATGCTGGATGGAAAATTAAACATCCAGACGGTAGATTCTTTTCAAGAGAAGAGTTACAAGGGCTAAGTAAAGATGAAGTCAACATGCTGTGGAAAGATGTTGATAGAAGTCATATGGGTACAGCAACTCATAGAGATGCAGATGGATTTTATTTCCTTCCAGCCCTATTTGGACCACAGCAGAGATACGGTGCTGGCGGAAATCTATCTTTAAGGACTGGTGGTAATCCACAAGAAATTCTAAGAGCTTTAAATTCTGGAACAATGCATCCTTTCTCAACAATGAGATCTTCAGCACGTCTTTTAGGATATCCATCTAAAGATATTGATAGAGTATTTGGAGAAGCATGGAAAGACATGTCTATGCAACTCCGAACAAGAAGTAAGCCATTCGGTAAAACAAGTGATACCTATGAAGAATTTGCTATGGGTATTTTGCAGAAACATCTTAAGAAATTAAAGATTCCTAAAACAAATACAAGCTTCTTTGATGAAATGATGAAGATTGGAACAGTCCGTGGCGGCGGCGGAGCTGGATCTGTTTCTTCTGCAGTTATGGCTGGAGATGAAACAATTTCATTTAGAAATAATGGCGGAATGATTTATATGAATTCTGGCGGAATGGTTCCAGGAGTTCAATACCTTGAAGATGGCGGTGGAGTACAGGGATTTAGATCAGGATTCCAGTCACAAGCTGGAACCCCAGGCAATCGCAGATTCTTTGGTTCTGGTTTATTTAAATCAGATAATACTGGCATGCGTGGCATGGCTATGGGTATGGGTATGGGATTTGCAGGACAAGCAATCGGAGGAGATATTGGAAATGCTATTCAAATGGCTTCTATTATACCTATGCTTGCTCCTAATATGCTCTCTAAGACCTTCAATGGGCTAAAGGGTGTAGCAACTGCCCTAACTACCACAGGAAAGGCCGCCAGCTTGGCTGGAAAGGCCCTAGGATTGGCCTTTAGAGCCCTACCATTCGGAGCTGCAATTGGAGGAATTCTAGCTGTTGGTGCAGCAATTAAATATTTAAGGGCGGAGGCTGAAAAGCGTCGTAAGGAAGAAGTAGCTGGAGTTGGTATTACTAAGCAAATGTCTGAAGAGGCAAAGCTTAAGAATATTAATTTATCAGATTCTATTAAGTCAGTAACAGAACAATTAAAGCTACAAAGAGCTGCTGGCCTTGCCGCCTATGAAGCATATACACAGTCAGGTATTCCACAATTAACTCTTACAATTAAAGAACTAAAGGCTGCTCAAAAAGAAGCTAAAGAAACAATGAAAGAATCTGTAAATTTATTTAATAATGCAGATCCTTCAGATGTTATTGAATTAGCACAAAATTTAAAAACAGAATACATTGCTGGTGGAATGAGTGTTCAAGAAGCAACAAATAAAATTTATGCATTAATTTCTGTTTCAAATAAAGCTAAATTTGCAGTTTCTGCAGTTGCTAACGAAGGATTTGTGGCAATTACTGATGCGTCAACAGCTGCAGATTTAAAGATTAGAAAACTTGCAGAAGGTTTAACTACAGTTGATGCTGAAGGCTTAGCATCTGGAATTGATTCAATGGTTGTATTGCTTGATATGTCCATGAATAAATTAAAGGGTACAAAAGATGAGTTTGGAAATGTTATTGATGCTGGAGCAGCTCTAGAATCACAATTTGACAAGATATCTAATGCAGGCGGAACAAGTCCAATTGGCGAAATGGCTATGCAAAATCTTCTTAAGATTAGGCCAGAACTAGAAGGTGTAATTAATAGCGCAGACACACTTGAGAGTATTTATGCAAAATGGAGAATTCAATTATCTGGTGCTGTAGTAAATCTTAAAAATCTAACTGCAGAACAAGCCAAATCTTTGGCATTAGTTCAGGCTGCTGGACAACAGGCAATGGATCAGGCAAAAGAATCTGGCAAGGGCGGAATTCTTGGAGCATCTCAAAAAGTATTAGATGGCCTTAATAAGAGTGTTAAAAGAAATTCTGCAGATAGCCGAGCAGCATTTGAACAAGCTCAAAAGAATTATGAAAAAGAATTAGAGTTAATTGAAAAGAAGATTAAAAAGATTAACGAAGAGGCTGAAGCAAGAAAGAAAGCCCTTGAAGATCAGCAAAGGTCAGAAGATACAAAGCTTGAAATTCAAAAAGCACAGCTTGATTATCAAAATAAAATTGCTGCTGGTGATATGGCTGGCGCTGCAGCGGCTCAATTAAGAATTAAACAATTAGTTAATGAGCGTGAGAATCAAAAAGCTATTGACTCAATTGAAGAAAATCGTGCTAAGCGTGTAAAGGCTGAAGAAGCAAAAGCAGAAAAAATTAGATCAATGGCCAAAAAGAAAGAAGAGGCTCAGGCATCGGTTGTTTCAAATGCTTCACGTGCAGCAGAACAACGTGGAATTATTCAAGACTTGCAGTCCAAGTACGAGGGTCTTATTTCTAGACAGAACAGCCTTGAATTTATTAAAGATAAAGACGCTAGAGAAATTGAAAGAAAATCAATTAGTGGTGGAATTAATGAATTATCTAGAAGAATTGCTTCTGAAGGTGCTGGAAATACACAATTTTCAAAGATACTTGCTGAGGCATTCCCAGGTCTTGTTGCAATAAATGAAAAGAGTAAAAAGCTTGAGTCTAGAGATCAAGGTACTGTAACCCAAGCCGCACCAGATATATTAGGTGGCAAAGTAATTCCTGCTCCAAAGATAACATTACCTAGTGGTGCTGAAACAGCCTTTGCGTCAGATGCAGCTAAAATTAAATCTGCAGCAGAAGCAGCATATGACAAATTGGGTGATGGTAAAACTTTAAGAGATGTTGTAGATGCAATTCTAAATGGGCCTAATGCTAAACAGGCAGCGGCAGGAATTAGATTTACAAAAGATAATCCTTATAAATTAACTGGTAGGTATGAAACTAATAAAGATGGAACCCTTAAGGATCAAGAAAGATTTGATCTTAATAAAGAAATGGGATTTGTTAAGGGTGATTATTATACTTATAATGGTAGAACTTATCGTGTTGTTGGAGGCAAAACAATTCAGTCTGCTGCATATGTTCAACCAGTGGGACGTGCAACATTTGGTAGAATTGTTCCACGACGCCCATATATTGTAGGAGAGCGTGGTCCAGAAATGCGTTACTTTGACGACGGTCCAGGATATATTGGTCCAAGATATAATGTACCAGGAAAAACAAAGTCGGACTATTATTATTCTCCTAATCAACAACCAGCTAATATACAAAATAGCCCTACATTTGTTTTTAACTTTGAAGAAGCTCCAAAGAATGCTAGAGAGCTATATAATGAATTTCAAAAGATTGTTAAGGTAGAAATGTCAAAGACTGGAAATACAGTAGTATACGGAGGCAAAAAATAATGTCAATACTTTTACCTGTAGGCTCCCTACTATATTTTGATACTGGAACCGATCCAGTTAATCCAACATGGTCTAAAATAACAGAACACAACAGACAGCCACTAAGCATTACTAAGAATAGAATTCAAAAGGTGCAAAGAATGGCAAATGGCACTCTTCGTAAATTCTTTGTAGCAGAAAAAAGAGAGTTTAGCGTATCATGGACTATGCTACCTACATTTTCAAATATGACAGTTGATGGAGGCTATGCAAAAGATGAAATTGAAAGCTTCTATGAAACTAGTAAAGGACAAGGCACATTTAAAATTAAAATAGTTTACGGTAAAGAGCAGACATCTCCTTATGCTGAGAGATCAGAAATTGTTACCGTATCCCTATCATCCTGCAGTTTTGAGCTTCTTAAAAGAAACGTAAAGGCTAGAGGATCTGATCCAGCACAGGAATTCTGGAATGCATCTCTTTCTATGGAAGAGGTCTAATGATAACGGCAAGCAACGAATTAAAAAACGTATTCTATAACAATCTATCAATTAAGACAGATGTTGGATGCACTATAGAGTACAACATGAACTCTTTGTTGGACAACTTAAGAGTAACATACGACTCTTCGCTTGAGACCTACTATCCTAAAATTGATGGAAAGATTAATATTTATAAAAAACTATTTCCAATTGATTCCATTATTCGTCCATGGCGTTCATTATATGGTGGTAATAAATATTTAATTTGGACTACTGGAATGACAGAAACTACAAAAGATTCGTTCTTTAGCCCACGCAGAATCAGTTATCCGAGAACGGCGGCAGATCAAAATGATGGATATGAATCCCCTAAACAGAGTATATATCCAAGACTTTATTATCCTGGAGTCAATGCTACATATAAATATTGGGTATCTCCAATATCAGAAGATGCTAAATTAACTGTTACATATTCTATTCTTACTGCAACAGTATCAGAAGCATCAAGCTCAGGTACTCTTGTCACATATAAAACATCTCAGCCACATGGATTTACATCTGGACAAACTGTAACAATTACTGGTCTTACAACTGGTACATTTAATATATCAGGAACTATTTATTCAATTGAAAGCTCAACATCATTTACTATACAAAGTAGCGCTACTGGCACATGGGCAACGGGACAATCTGGAACAGCAACATTAAGTGCTGCTACTAAACCAGCCGTGTCAAATAAAATTATTGCTAGATTTGAAAAGACTCACGTTCTCCCATCTTCTTGCAGCTTTACAATTACATATTCAGACAATACAACTGCTTCTATTACTGGACAAACAGTGCCATCTTCTGGAGAAATTGTATTACATTGGAATGGAACTACATGGTCACAAACTGCACCATCTACAATTCAGTCTCCTAAATTAATTAAATCAATATATTTAGATGCTATAAATCCTTCTTCTGGAAAAGCTATAGGAGTTATTGAAGTATCTGCAAGATGGATTAAAGACATATCTTCAGATGTAATTTCATTTGATATTCAAAAAGAAGCATCTTCAAGTTCAGAAGATTTGTTGCCCGTAGGAACAATTACTGCAAATAATATGGAGGTTGAACTTGTTAAATACGATCAGTCTAGCCTTCAATATGTTGCATATAATAGAGCGTCCACATCTTGGGATACAACAAAAACCTACCTTGTAAAAAATGCAGAGCTAAAACCATATATTAGAGTCTACCATGACAACGGTGCATTGGGAACGGCTCCCAATAAGCATGACGATGTTCAACAGGGAACCTTTTATATAGATAGCTTTGAAACACAAGAATATGGCGAGACATCTATAAATGCCCTTGACACATCAAAATATCTTATGGAAACAATTGCCCCATATATTTTGTGTGAAGGATATCCAGCAACTGGAATTATTAGATATCTTTTAGATTCAGTTGGATTTACTAATTATGAAATTCGTGTAGCTATTGATGATACTTCTATCCCGCAAATTAATTTTTGGTGGACAGATGGAACAAAGACTATATGGGAGTGTTTGCAAGAAATATGCAGAGATATACAGATGAATGCATTTGTAGATGAAAATAATATTCTTCAGTTTTATAGCAGAGACTACTTGTACAAGCAGGTAAATGTTGCTTGGGAATTTTATGAGTCTGCAGAGGGATCAAAGCAGCCTAACATTATGTCATTTTCTAAACGAGAAATTCCTGGGGCAAATTATGTTAAAGTCTTATGGCAGAGTCAATTAACATCAGACTATCTAGGAAACTCAACAGATCTTTGGGTAGATGAGGTTGCATATCTTAGCGCTGGCGGATTAAGAAAAACAATAGAGGCTAATACATCACCAGAGAATACAGAGCTTTCTATCGATATTGAAACTTTAGATAAATATAGTCCTTCGGCGGTGTTGTATAATTATCAAGGATATGTTTTAATTGATTCAGAGATTATTGAGTATGATGCGATTCAGTATCAATATACTCCTCATAACTCTAACACTGCTGTTCCAGTATGGATTGAATCTGCATCTGATGTAAACAAATATCAATTTTTATCCAAGCCAGGGTATGCCGATATTAATAAACCAAATGAGACAGCGTACTTTAGACCAACAGGAAGATATAGAGTAAAAACTAGAGGAGCTTTTGGAACAACTCCAGCAAGACATACTGCATCTGCTCTTGAGTCGTTGTCAACATGGAATCAAAAGGAGGTATTCTGGCAATGAGACCTTATTTCTATGCTAATGGCGGAAGCACCTCTTATGGAGTAGATATTTCTCAGCCACCTACTTTAGAGGCACAAAGCACAACGTCTATGAAGTTTTCAATTAACAAGGCTGGCATGTCTGCCGAACCAACTTCATATGTTTATAATTTAACAGAAGTAGATGAATACAATGTTGTAGTGTCTGGAGGTCAAGTCCTTAATGGAACTCCTACTACTGAGCCATTTACTGTAACTGGACTAAAGGCTGGCACAGCATATCGTGCAACAATGAATGCAAAAATAAACTCTAATTCAGGAAATAGCATTGTGTTTTATTTTGTTATGCCTAAAGACTCTAATTTTGTTTCTGCTGGATCAAATGCTTTAGATCCAAGTAAACCTACAGCTTCTAAATCATTTTTGAGAATTAATAATAGTAGTAAAAATGCTAAGTCATATAAGGTGGCATGGAAAACATTTGATGGATTGAGCTTGGGATCTTATAATATTAGTACAATTACAGTTGGCGGAGTAGAAATTCCAGTAAGAACATATACATCTAACACCTACTATTCATTTGGAACAACCATGTATCTTGATGCAATTATTGAAAAGACTAGACAGTCTGCAGGATTTGGATTTTTCTTAGATAATCTAGGAACAAGCGGATACTATATTTCTATTGATACAACAGAAACTGCCGCATCAGAAAATAAAAAAGAAGTTAGAATTTTAAAGGTAAGCGGCTCAGATGCTAGAGTACTTAAAGATACTCAAAAAAATACAGTGACATCTT